AGGAAAGGAAGCGGCTGATTGCTGACCCCCATGTGATGATGGTATTCACTTCGCCATCTGGCAATGGCTTAAAAGCTGTCATCAGAATACCGAAGTCGGACAAGGTAGAGCACAAGCGCAGATTCACAGCATTCGGCAAGTACTTCCAGAGTGAATACTTCGACACAAAGAACAGCAACGTGAGTCGGGTGTGCTTTGAATCCTTTGACCCTGACATCTACTTCAATGAGTTCTGCCAGGTATTTGAAGGCATCGAGCAAGACCAAGGCTTCAGCTACACCGAGCGCACTCCCATCTGCATTCTATCCGATGAGGACAAAATCATCAGCTTGATTGAACGATTCGACCATGGATGTCAATTCGAGGAGGGCAGTCGCAATGAATTCGTGTTTAAATTAGCAGCAGTTCTCTGCGAGTATGGCATTGGGAAGGATACGGCAGAACAGTACATCTGGACAAAGTATGCTCAAGGCTCCAGCTTCAGCGAGCAAGAGATGGTCACAACCATTCGCTCGGCTTACAAAAAAGCCTCATACGGCATCAAATACTTTGAGGACAAGGATACATTCCAAAGAGTACGTCAAAAGCTCAAGAGCGGCATCGCAGACGATGACATCAAGAAACAACTGAACGTGCGAGAGGATGTCATTGAGGACATAAAAAAAGAGATTCAGACTGGAGATGATATCTTTTGGTCAGTCAATGAGAAGGGCACGATCACAATCAAGCCATCCAACTACTCTGAATTTCTGGTCAAGAACGGATTCAATAAGTACTATCCAGAGAATGCAGAGAAGCCAACCTTTGTAAGAGTTAAGGAGAATAAGGTCAAGATATCATCGGCAGAGCAAATCAAGGACTTTGTGCTGAACTATCTGCAAAGCAAGGGTGAGATGGATGTCTGGAACTACTGCTCCAGGAATGCATTCCTATTCAATGAGAACTTTATCAATATGATTGACAGCATCAATATCATGATGCTCCAGGATAGCAAGGATGCATCATATATACCATTCAAGAATGGAGTGGCAAAGATATCCAAGAATAAAGTGGAGCTGAAGAGTTACATCGATGTCGATGGATACATTTGGGAGAATCAAATCATCGAGCGAGATTTCACTATGTTGGATGACTGCACCAATGATTTCCAAGATTTTGTCAGTAAGGTGTCAGCAGATGATAGAGGCAGAATCAATGCGCTTGAGACAACACTCGGCTACTTGATGCACACATTCAAGGATAAGACTGACCAGAAAGCAATCATCTTCAATGACCAAGAAATCGATGACAACCCGAATGGAGGGTCAGGCAAGTCACTCATGCTGGCAGCACTCGGTAATCTACGCAGAGTGGTCAAGATTGATGGCAAGAGCTTTAATCCATCAAAGTCTGATTTCGTTTATCAGCGAGTCAACCTGGATACGCAGATTCTGGCATTCGATGATGTGCGTAAAGCATTCGACTTCGAGCAGCTCTTCAGCCTCATCACCGAGGGAATCACCGTCAACAGAAAGAATAAGGATGAGATATTCATCCCATTCAACCGCTCGCCAAAAATTGTCATCACCACCAACTATGTCATCAGTGGTGCTGGCTCTTCTCATGATCGCAGAAGGCATGAGCTGGAGTTCTATCAGTACTTCCATAGCAAGCGCAGCCCATTAGATGAGTATGGTCGCCTATTATTCGACTCCTGGACCGATGAAGATTGGTTGAAGTTCGACAACTATATGGTCAAGAACCTTCAGAAGTACCTCACCAATGGATTAATGAAAGCCATCAGCATCAACGCAGATGCCAAGCGACTCATTCAGGCAACGTGCAAGGATTTCTTTGATTGGGTGGAGGAAGGAAACCTCGCTCTCGATGTGTACCACTACAACGGCAGCAAGATTCAGGAATTCACCTCTGAGTTTACCTCATTCAAGGAGCTCGAGCCAAGGAGATTCCTCAAATGGGTGCAATCGTATGCTGACTATAAAGGCTACAACATCACTAAAGGTCGCAATCACAATGGAAGATACTTCATTCTCGATTCGGGAAATCCCAAGCCGACTCCAGAAGATGATGATATTTGGGATGAACTTAATGAAAAAGCAAAACAATGACACGACAACACCGACAAATCCTAAAAGACCTCCAGCTCAAGCACAAGATGGAGAAATATCCAACCATGCCACCGCAAAACATTGCACTGGACCAATGGAATGACAACTCAGCCAATGCACTGACCAAGTCAATCATCGCCTTCCTTCAGTTCAGTGGATGCCAAGCGGAGCGAATCAACACGATGGGAGTCTATCGCAAGAAATACCGCACAGATGGAGTGGCCATCGGTGGTCAGTGGACAAAGGGAACCGGCACACCAGGCTCGGCAGATATCTCCGCCACGATCAAGGGCCGCTCAGTCAAGATTGAGGTCAAGTATGGCAAGGATAGACAGTCTGATGCACAGAAAGCATACCAGAAAGCCATTGAAGAGGCTGGTGGTGTATATGTTATTGCAAAAGATTTTGAAGGATTCTTGAAATTTTATGAGCAATTTTGTGAATCAATCAAATAAATCAGTATATTTACAACTCAAAACAATATATTATGACTACAAAGAAAGCGGAGGCTACACTCGCAGAGCCAATGAACATTTGGCAAAAATTACACGCTGCCAAGCAGCAGATTGGAAAGGTTGCAAAGAATGCAACGAATCCTCATTTCAAAAAGAGTTATGCTGACATCAATGCGCTGCTCACAACGGTGGAGCCTATCCTCCACGAGCATGGACTGCTACTATTGCAGCCAGTGGTTGGCAATGATGTGGTGACTCGTATCATCGACATCGATTCTGGTGAGGTCATCGAGTCATTCATGAGCCTTCCAGTCATCACAGACCCACAAAAGGTGCTCGCTGCTGTCACTTACTTCAGAAGAGGTACATTGCAGTCACTGCTCTCACTTCAAGCTGTGGATGATGATGGCAATACAGCGGCTGCTGCTCCTCAAGGAAAGCCAACAATCAATGCAGAGCGATTCAAATCAGCACTCGAAGCAATCGAAGCTGGCAAGTACACAGCAGAGCAATTGGCTTCAAACTATGCACTAACTGAAGTACAACTCAAAGCTCTCGCACTATGAAATGGCATCCATCGCAAATCGGTAAGCTGATGACCAATGGCAGAGCCAAGGACAGCATCGGAGAAACAGCCAAGAGCTACATCAAGCAGTGTGCAAAGGAAGATTTCTACAACTACACCACAGAACTCAACAATAAGTACATCTGGAAAGGTAGAGAGCAAGAGCTGGAATCAATCAACCTCATCAACTCGGTGAGGTTCACAAACTACGTCAAGAATGAATTGACCATCGAGAATGACTATCTCATCGGCACTGCTGATATCGTCATCGAGCAGAAGGTCATTGACGTCAAAACATCATGGTCCCTCGACACATTCCCGGCACTGATGGAAGATGCTGTCAATCCACTCTATGAATGGCAGCTGCGTGCTTACATGATGTTGTATAACAAGCCATGTGCTGAGCTCATCTACTGCATGGTCACTACCTGGGATGAATTCCTCAACGAATACGAGAATCTCCAGCTGCACAGAGTGGACCATATCAATCCAGAGAAGCGCATCACAGCTCTTTGGTACGATAGAGATGAGGACATTGAGGCAAAGATGGTTGCTCGACTCAAAGAAGCATCCGATCTATATCATGAATATTACGAACAATTAAATAACAAGTAAAAATGGAAGAGCTAAAAGCAAAAGGCACCATTCACCTACTCGGTGAAGCCAAACAAGTGAGTGACAAAATGAACATCAGAGAGTTCGTGCTCTCAATCGGTGACAAGTATCCGCAGTTGGTACAGTTCCAAGCAGTTAATGAGCGAGTGAAGTTCCTGGATGGAGCCAAAGTCGGTCAAGAATGCGAGGTCAAGTTCGACCTTCGAGGTCGTGAGTACAATGGCAAGTATTATGTCAGCCTCAATGCATGGGATATCCGCATCGCAGCACCATCAAAACCAATCACAGATGAAATCGATGACGATTTACCTTTCTGATGGCGAGAACATTCGGGACTTCATCCATAAAGAGTTGAGGTCCCGACTCTCCAAGAGATATCGGATGACTCACTTGGCTGAAGATATGAATCTCAACTACTACACATTGACCAGATTCATGAAAGGCAATGGGGTGGGAGATGAGTTCTACATCCAAGCCTTCAACTTTCTGATGAAATGAAGTACTTCATCGCATACATAGGCACCAAAAATGACAACCTCGATAGCTTGGTTGCAAGGGTGCACGACTTATTCAACATGATGCCAGGTGTCAACACTTGCATCGTGCTCACCTTCTCGGATGAAGTACACATCTCAGAAGTGACTCCAGAGGAATTCTATGAACAATGGTCAAGCCTTAACTAATGAAACAGCAAATACAAGACCCAATCGTTATCAAGGTGCTTTCAAAGTATTATGAGCGCAGCCAGCTCGGGATTCAGAAATATGGGCGCACTTTAGATCGTGATGACCTGAGCCTCACCGATTGGTTGAATCATCTCCAGGAGGAATTGATGGATGCCACGCTGTATATTGAGAAGCTGAAGGCAGATGTCAAGTTTATTGAGCAAAAAACTGGACAAGGATAAGTGGTAAAAATTGCCACATATCTAAACACGAAATGTAAACGAGAGATGCAACTGACGAGTTGAACGTAACCTGCCGTGCATTGGCTGCGGCTCTCATCGTAGGGAGATAGGTTAGCCTTCCGAGAAAAAAGGCTTTTTTAAACTAAACAACAAAAAAATGAAAATAGAAATCACCCACTACGGACACAAAGCCAGCTATGAGTTCGACCACGAGGATGTGGAGCTTGAGGATTTGATTTATCACATCGAGCAGTTGATTCGGTTGACTGGCTATTCAATCAATGGAACATTAGAAATCGTAAACAACGAACAATGAAACTAAACCAAAACGATCAACGTGAGGAGATGGCTGCAATCGGCACCATGATACTCTTGACAGCAATAGCTATTATTTTAGTAATTAAAACTATCTTTGACCTATGGAACTGATACAATACCTCGCACTCGGATGGCTCATCGCTAACTTCGAGCCTCTGCACTGGGTCATCGACTTCACATTCATGAGAGTCATCCCAAGCTCCAAGCTCGGTGATTACATTCACGCTGGATTCGGATGCTGGAAGTGCACCTCATTTTGGACTGCTCTGATACTTTCAGGCAATATATATACGGCAGCAATCACAGCGATGGGTGCCTACATCATCAGCGAATGGATAGAGAGCAAATAGAATACGTCAAAGCAGTGCAAGAAATGGATGAGAAAGAACGTCTCACCAAGAAAGTGCTGAACAGACTCAAGGCTATCAAGGTCAGCGTGACCGGACAGCCCGACCGTGAGTGCTTCTGCTCGCAAATCAGACGCAAAATCTGGTACAAAGATTTCACCAACTGGTATGAAAGCAACGCTTGACCGCTACATATCGTCCCACTATGAGGAGCTGTATCGCTACACCAGGTACTTCTGCTCCAAGTACAATCCGAAACTAACTATCGACACGGTCATCTCCAACGCATACCTTCACTGTCTCGAAATCAATGACAACACCGAGGATGTCGGCAAGGTCAAGAGCTATATCCTCAACTCAATCAAGCGTCAAGTCATTTGGAAGAACGTCAACAGCTTCAAGGATGAGCGAATCCTGGCATCAGAAATCGCAGTTCCAGACCAATTCGATGATGAGGAGGACCTCAACTATAAAATCGCAATCGAGCAGCAGTACCAGGGATGGAAGTCATCGGTGGATATCTATCGAGATGGGCTCACAGACAACGTCAAGATTGCAGTCGCCAAGGCATACTTCGATAAGGGGCTGACAACAGCACGATCAATGGCGCAGTATTTCAACATCCCAGTGACGTCAGCACACTATCTAATCTCTGACATAAAAAACACGCTTAAATCCATACACTATGAAAATAAAAGATGAATACAAGGGCAAGACTATCGTCAAGAACACCACGCTCGGAAACATGACAGTGGTTGTTGACAATATAGATGTGAACAGATACCGATACTATGTCAGCATCGGATTCGGCTATTTGTTCGAGAAGGAGAACACAACTGCACCAGAGCAGTGCATTCGATATGAAGGCATTGAGGCTGATGAGCAGACGGAAGCTCCGAGAGCAGAACCAACACCAAAACGAAAAAGAAAAACCAATGCCAAAGCCAACACCAAACGAAACCAAGGATGAGTTTCTAAATCGCTGCATGGGCGATGAGGAGGCACTCCAAGACTTTCCAGAGAATGACCAGCGATATGCTGTGTGCAATTCTATGTGGGAAGAGTCAAAGATGAGCGCATTCTCCAAATACAGAGCAGCATTCGCAGAGAAAACCTACTCCGACTATCCTGACTCGGTGCGAAACAACGCACGCAGAGGAATCGAGCTCAACAAAGAACTCGGTAACAAGTGCGCCACACAAGTCGGCAAGGTCAGAGGACAGCAGCTCGCAAACAAGGAGCCCATTTCAGTGGATACGATCAAGAGAATGTACTCATACCTCTCCAGAGCAGAGCCTACATTCGAGGATTCAGCACCAGAGGACTGCGGATACGTTTCATTCCTTCTGTGGGGTGGTAAGACTGGACTCGATTGGGCAGAAAGTAAACTTAAAGGATTAGGATTGATATGAAAACTGGTAGACCAAGAAACTTCGAAGAGCCAGAGGACCTATATCAGCTTTTCGTTGAATACAGAAAGAAAGTGAAAGAGAATCCAAGGTATCAATATTCGCTTTCAAATAAGACTGGGAAGGCTGAACCGATTCCACTGGAGGTACCGCTTACAATGAGTGGCTTCAGAGTATTTGCACACGACAATGGGCTTGTGGTGCATGATTATTTTGCAAACACTGGAGGGAGATATTCAATGTTTACGACAATCTGCACGCGCATAAGCGATGAAATTCGAAACGACCAAATTCAGGGCGGCATGGTTGGACAATTTAATGCGTCCATCACTCAACGACTGAATGGTCTGACTGAAAAGACTGACATCACTTCTGGAGGGCAGAGCATCTCCGAGGTGAAGGTGAATATAATTAGACCGACAGAGTAATATATTTATTATATTTGCTGTCAGCTGTCATAGGAGAGAATACTGTCCTATGGCTGCCGCATTGCCTAAACTTGAGCTATGGCTGAAATCACAATCGACAGCACTGTCATCTTCGAAAAGAACTATACAGCATTGGCTGACCCTGGTGTGCGCTTCATCATCAATGAGGGTGGCAGCCGCTCCAGCAAGACATACTCGCTCTGCCAAATGATCGTGGTGTACTGCTTGCAGAATCCTGGCAAGGTGGTCAGCATCGTGCGCAAGACCTTCCCAGCTCTCAGGGCAACGGTGATGCGTGACTTCTTTGAAATCATGAAGGCGATGGAGATATACGACGTTCAGAGCCACAACAAGTCAGAGCACATCTACACCTTCTCGAATGGAAGCATCGTGGAGTTCTTCAGCGTGGATGATGAGCAGAAGATACGAGGGCGCAAGCGTGACCTTGGGTGGTGCAATGAAGCCAATGAGCTATGGTTCGAAGACTTTCAGCAGCTCAACATGAGGACCGAGCACAAGCTCATCTTCGACTACAATCCATCAGAGTCATCATCCTGGTTGTACGAGCTGCCGATGGATGAGAGCATCATCATCAAGTCAACGTACAAAGACAACCCATTCCTTCCCGACAGCATCAAGCGACAGATTGAGGACCTCAAGCGAACCGATGAAGCCTTGTATCAAATCTATGCGCTCGGTGAGAAGGCCATCTCGAAAAGCAACATCTATTCCAACTGGTCATTCGTCAAGCATCGCCCTGCTCGGTTCGTCAACTACGTCTATGGGCTTGACTTCGGATACAATCACCCGACTGCCCTGATGAGGGTCTACTGGTGCGACAATGATATTTACATCGAGCCAGTGATATATGAGAGCTACCTCACCACCACCAACCTCATCGACAAGATGGGCAACCTGGGCATCGAGCAGCACGTCACCATTGTGGCTGACTACGCTCGCCCTGAAATCATTGCCGAGATGAACAACGCTGGCTATGATGTGCAGAATGCGAACAAGGTGGTCAAGAAGGGCATCGACAACATCAAGACCTTCGGAGTGGTGTGCGAGGATGAGCCACGCATCAAGAAAGAGTATGAGAACTACAAATGGAAAAAGGTCGGTGACATCATAACCGATGAACCCGTGAAGCTCTTCGATGATGCCATGGATGCCGTCCGCTACGCTGCCACGCACATCCGCCAGGAGTACTACACCGATGACTCGTATTTCGCCTTCTAAACATTTGGCTCGCTTTCTGCAATATAAGCATGGCATTTAGAACACAGAAGATATCCCAGATGACTCCCAAGGGAGCCGACTTGGAAGCAACCGACCTCATCGAAGTCTCCACCATTGAGAGTGGAAGCTACGTCACACGATCTATAACTGGTCAAGAACTCATTGATGCGATACCAGCACCGACTGGCTTTGTCCCTACGTCTCGCACGCTAACAATAAACGGAGTAGCTCAAGACCTATCCGCTGACCGCTCGTGGACTATTGCAACGGGCTTAACCATAGGCACTACACCGATAGCTTCGGGTACAATAGGAAGAGTATTGTTTCAAGGTACGGGGAATGTGTTGCAGCAGAGTTCGTCTTTATTTTGGGACGGCACAAACAACCGC